TAAAGAAAATATAAAAGATCTTTTAATCAAAATTGGTGTTAATGGATATATTACTAGAACGGGTTATATAGATAATCATCCATATGATGTTATATTTGAAAATATTGTAGTAATTCCATCCTTAGAAACAAACTTTCATAATAAGTCAATTAAATCAATGAATAAAAATCAAAGTGATCTTATAATACAAATAAATGAATTATTAAATAATAAATATCTTCATTTATCAGATTTAAAAGGGGAAATATCAGATTCAGATTTAGATTCAGATTCAGAGTATGAGTTAAATAATATTACATTAAGTCATTCTGAAGAAGAATGCAATCATACATATTTAAATATTGATAAGAACATATGTATTATTAGATTAAATGAAGTATTTATAGAGAATGGTTATGGAGTGAAATCAAAAGCTTTTTTTAGAAATGATAATAATTTTAGAATTTTCGATGATTTACATCATATAAATATAAAAAATATATCAAAAGATTTTGAATACATATTAGATAAATTAAATTTTAAATTTAAGACTAAAACGATTAATATACTTGAACCAATATATAAAATATTTATTAGTACAGAGGGTGAGATAATAACATATGAGGTCGATCGTCCCAATAATATCATTACACTAACAAATAACGACACAGATAATAATCAATTTCAGGATTATAATGTAAATGATACATTTCATTTAATTGTAGATATATATAATATTGGAACTATTATATTAAAGGAAAAGATATCAAATAATAAAGTATTATTTGAATTTATAAATGTAGATCATATATTGGACCATCGTTTGAAATCAAAGGTAAATATACATCTTAGTAAAATTGATGATATATTAATACCAAAAGGTAATTTCGATTTGAAATATTATGAGAGTGTAGCAAGTTGGAAGAAACATCAAACGATCGATCGAACTTTAAATGATAAACCATATTTACTTGAATATTTAAATTTGTATATTACTACAATTAATAAAAAAATAGTATATTTAAATCCGATATTTAAGGAAGTAATAGCCCCACATCCATCATATATTATTAATCATTTTATAGAAAATATTAATAAAATGACGCTTATTCCTTATAATAAAAACTACCAAAATAATTTGTCAAAAACAAGCCAAAATATGGAAACAATATATAAAAATATATTAAATTTATTTATAGATAAAGAAATAGAACAAGAAGAATATCTTAAAATATTAAGAGAATTATTACCAATAAAATCAAAAACAACACAACAAATTATTGAATATAACTTCTTGAACAAGATTGGAATATTAAATAATTATTTAAATAAATCTAATAAAAAAAACTTAAATATATTATTAGGTATTTTAAATTTATCTTCTAAATTTGATAAGAAAATAATAAATTTATTACAATAGATTACAAAATATGAATATATACTTTGTAATCTTTAATTGACAAATGTTAATCCTGCTAATCCATCTGTTATTCTTAATATATTATAACTATAATTATAGATACGCAACAAAGCCGGATTATTATAAGATATCAATGATGATAATGTTAATTCTATCGTTAAATCATCTATTTTACTAAAATTACAACTACCCTTTGGTTGATAACTTTCAGGATCTAAAGAATAAGAGTATGTATTAATACCTTCTTCTGTACTACCTGTATGATATAAATAATTTGTTAAATAATTATATAAATATTTATCTTCTTCTAAAGAACGAATTTGACCATTTTGATGTATACTTGTTTTATTAATAATATTCTCACCCGAATATTGAAGATTAGATGTATAATTAAATTTGTCCTTGATATAACCATTTTTAATTTTATTAAATTGACATATCCAAAATAGTTCCTTACTAGGATTAACAAAACTTAATTTCATTTTTGCATGTGTATTATATATAGTTTGCTCTCCTGAATAACTCAATGTATTTATTAAATATTCATGATTTGATGTCGCAAATTTCTTTCTTTCTAAATTATCTAAATAAATGAAATTAACAACCAAATTAGACGAATTTATAGATACATTTGGATATGACACAATATGACTTGTTTCAGATGTAGATGGCATCACATAGTAGCCTGAACTATTATATAATTTATATTTACTTTTTAAGTACTTACTCGTAGATGTATAATATACAATCGATTCATTATATTTTGTATAATATAACCTTTTTGTTTTATAATCGAATACGTCAAATATAATATTTACATCTGTACCAGAGATATTTTGAGTTAAAATATCTCCCTTTTTAAAATGTACTATATATTCCTCAATCGTTATAAAATGCGTTGGAGATGATATTAATACATTTTCTAAACTATTAAATTCGATATGAATTTTAATATCACTCAAATGTAATGCTATTAATGGCAAAGCTAAACCTTTGTTTTTTGAAAAGAAAAATTCAATAGGTACATATAATTTATATGATTTTTTGCCATTAGATGCTTCATATAATTCTGGGATATTACCTATTAATATATCTTCAGTTTTACGTTCTTCACCTATTGTTAAAATACTCCATATATTCATCCAATCACCATACAATTTATCAACTAATTGGCCATTTATTTCCAATTCAATGTAATTTATTAAAGCATATCCTAACTTTTTCGCCCACCTAAACTTATCAATTACATTCTCAACACTGCCATTATATAGCTTCGGCAATTCTGGTATCTCAATATGAACATACATATTTGATAATAAATCCGCTGTCTTCGCAATAGAACACGTAAGTCTCTTACCAAAATCGGGACTTGTACTAAACATCTGTATTATAGGCTCTTGCGAAAAATTAGTATGGCGCTTATATACCATCTTAAAATATGTAATCTCGGGATCTGCATTCAAATATAAATCTTCAAAACCAATGGATACTAATTGTATTAACCCACCTGTCATTAAATATATAATCTATAATAATTAAATAAATTTTACTTATTTAATTATTCTATAAAAGCTAATCCCGCTAAACCACTCATTACTCTCAATATATTATAACTAGTTCCAAATACTAAAATTTTTTTATTCGCATTTATCAAATAATTACTATCTATCTTCACCTCCATCTGTGTCCGATCTAACATACTAAAATTTAAACTACCAGTTGGCATCATACCATCATCTAATCCAAATTTATATACATTAATACCATCAGATGGAGTAGTTTTATAGTTTTCATAAGGAACAATATAATTTGTATATGTACCGTCATATTCTACAAATTTAGTATTATTAATTAATATTTTAGTATTAGTTATTGGATTACCACTATCAACTGAATTATTTAATGAATAATTATTTCTATCTTTTTGATATAAATTTTTATCAGAATCTAAAAACCAATATAAATCTTTTACATTATTCCTAAAATATAAATCAATCAAATTAGTTGTACTATGAATATTATGTATACCATTAAATTGTATCTGTTCTATTAAATATTCATGTCTCGCTTCTGCAAAAAGTTTTCTTTCGGTGTCATCTAAATATATGTAATCTGCTAATATATGGATATTTAATTCAGATCCTAAAATAACTTTTGTACCAACATCTTTTCTTACGAGATTATTTATTTTACTTATTTCAAATTTCATATTTATATTTACATAAGGCATCGCAATCAATGGTATATTAAATCCGGAATATCGACAAAACCAAAACCTTAACGGTATTAATAATTTTTTAGAAGGTTTCATATTAATAGACAAATCAGTTAAATCTTTTGTATTCCCTATCATCTTTTCTAATAACTCTTTCTTATCATATGTATTATTCAAGTTATGCCATATATTTATCCAATTACTATATTGCTTATCTATTAACAAATCATTAAAATATAACTCTATCTCATCAAAAATAAAATTACCAAGATTGCCTATCCATGAAAACATTGGTATTGGTGCTCTATTTAAATATGATAATTCATTTACTTTATATGTTGCATAATCCGTATTATTAGTCTTTAATTTTGTTTGAAATAATGTTATCATATCTTTTACTTCAGTTTTATATGTATCCGACACATCCAATTTATCATATTTATCTAAATTTAAATCTACCAAATTATAATCTTTACTAATATTTATTTTGGACGTATAATATAACTTATAACTCTTCTTATATTTTGTAAATAAATAATTTATCGAACTATTTATAATATCATCAAATTCTAATGATTTTGTTGCTATGCTTTCAACTAACAAATCAATCAATTCAGATCCAAAAAATTCAGGAGGCAATGATGATATTACCGATATTATATCATCTATATTTAATACATTAATTATCGGTTCATATTTAGAAGTATCATATACATCTATTAATGATAACACCGGTGTTGTATTTGCTGATATTAAATTACTTAAATCTGTTTTTATACCATTTATTTTATTTATTGAATTTGTAAAAGTTGTCTGATCTGTTGTATCTACTGCATTCAATAAATCCAATTTAGTATTTGTATAATCATAATAATAACCGTCATAGAATCGTGTTTTTCTTCTTAAATATAATTTATATACATCTACATATTCTAATGTATTTGGTATCTCTTTGAATGCATAAAAATAACTATGCAATTTATAATGAATACCCTTATCAGATATCTCTATATATTTAATATTATTTGTTGTACTCTTTATTACACCTTTACCATATTTACCATTATCGCCAATTAAATTTACGATATCATCATCACTATAATTACCTATATTTGACGATGAACTTATATTTATATTTGTAATAGACGTTGTTGTTCCAGTATTCGGCTTATTATAAAATTTATTACCGATTATATAAGGATAAACTGGGACCATAGAACTATCAAAAGTTAAAAAGTATGCATATGTACCATGTGGAAACTCTGGAGTAATACAATATCTACCATTCGATTCATCTAAATGTCCATATCCAATTTCATATTC